ATCAGCTCGAGCCGCGTCGTGTCGTCGGGCAGGCCGCCCTGCTCCCACTGCACAATCAGCAGCGTCAAGTAGTGGCCACGCTCTTCGGCCGTCCACCCGCTGGTGGCGGTCAGAAAGTCGCGGCCAAAAAATGGAAACCAGCTGCTCACGTCAAAACCTTTCACCACTCGAGCAAGTCGTATGCGACATACGGCCTTACAAACCGAGACTCGGCGTATCCAACGCCTATATGCAGGTTTGCCGCAACGCGTGCGGCGACGTAATGAACCTGCATGGGGTCAACTATTTCCCGATCCCACGGAAACAGCGGCAGATCGTTTTGCACTTGCTGGCTCTCTTCTCCTGCCACGATGGCCTCCCTTCCTCAACCCAAGTGCCTGGGCAACGCAAGCATTCCGCTCAGGCGCATACCTGCTGATGTAGACGTTTTCAGCGAAGTACACTTCGTTGCATGGCATCTCAATGAAACTAAAGCGATCTCGCGATGTGACTGCGTGATGGCCGCTCTGTAGGCGGCTATGCATTCCCTTTTCAGTCACACCGACATAGACGATTCGCCCTGACTCCCACGCAAAATAAACGCCTGGGCAGTCGCGGAAATGCTGGCGAAGCTCTTCCCAAGACAGCGTGCCTGCGGGTGCGTCTGGGTAGTTCTTGCTGTTGACGCGCTCTAGCGAGCCGGCTTGATCCAGTGAAACAACGACCGCATCCAGAGCTATTCTTTTTGCGCGGATGTCTTTCGTTATCTTGCGCTGCTCGGCAGTAAGCCTTCGCACTTCATCACTAAGGCCACGTTTCTGCACGCGCTCGATGACCGCAACTGCGTCACGAACACCACATAGGTAGGCAAACGGAACTTGCGCGACCTCAGCGATACGCGCCATCACGTAATGGCACTTTGCCGATTGGGTTGCATCTGAGGGAGGCTCTACTAGACGCCACCGCAAGCGATCAGGGCAGAACTCAATGGTTCCGCGTGGTGTTTCAATCCACACAACCCCACGGTCGGTGACTCCAAGGTCAACAATCAACTCGCCGTCAAAGCCGCTTGCGAAATCACAACGCGAGTACCACGTCTCAACCATCTCGGCCAACGCGTTGACGTCGCCTCTGTCGCGAAGCTCGGATATTCTCCGGCGGTAGATATCGCATGTATTGTTTGGCTCTGTTGATTGCATCAGACAGCCCTCCACACACGCTCCGGTCGTCCGCTCGCGCTCGGCCTGGTCGTGCCCGTGGTCTCCACAAGCCCGGCCCGTGCGAGCCCGTGCATGCGCCGTGCGACCTGCTGCTCGCTGAGCCCACAGCGGCCGGCGATCTCGTCCTTGGTGCCCGGCCCCGCGGCCAGCGCCTCGAGGATCTTCCGCTCATGGTCGCCGCGAAACTCGCGGGCCATGGTGCCGGCGATCTTGCTGGTGACCGGATCGGTGCGCCGGAAGAGCGGCAGATCCGCCACGCTCTCGCTGAAGTAGTCGCTCATGTCGTCTGCTCCTTGACGATGCGGCTGACACTGGACTTCGTTATGCCCAGCCGCTTAGCCACGTCCGTTGGCCTCAGGCCATTCGCCAGCAGCTGCAGCACACGAGCCTTGTCGATCAACTGCCGCTGAGGCATCGTTCACGTCCTTGTGTTTCGGCCCCGTGACGTGGGGCATCCGGTCGAGTCACCGTGGCAACGGAGGTGATGCGGCCTCGACTGCAGCGGTTACTAGCCACCGTCTGCTGGGCTGCCCACGCCGCCGGATTTGGCAGCGACTGCGGCCAGGGCGGGCCGTTGTGCGTTTTGCTATCCGTCACTCATTGGTCCTGGCTTGTATGACACTGGCTGAGTCGATGGCCGTGGCCCGGCCATCCTGTTAACGATTCGCGTGTATTCGCTGAGCAGGCTGGCGTACCGGCTCGCCTGGTCGTCAGCGTCCTCGCCAAGCCGCCTGACGGCGGTTGCCAACTTCGGCTGCCCGATGCTTGCCAGCCGCTTGGCAACGTCTTCGTGCGTCAGCCTCTCGGTGGTGTTCACGTAGATCGCCATCAGTTGGACTCCTCCTGTGCGGCAATCTGCTCGAGCACCGGCAGGGCCGCCTCGCACAACGTGCGAAAGGACAGCAGCTCCTCGGAAGGCGTCTGCTCGTTCTGGGACAGGGCACGCCGCATCACCTTGGCGATGGAGCGGGCGGCTAGGGCGTTGGCGTCGCTCATGCGTGCACCTTGCCTTCGTTCTCAAGGAACTCGACGCGGGCGTGGATCTGGTCGAGCAGCTCGTCGGCCTGGAACGGCGTGAACGCCTTTTCCTTGAGCCGCTTGTCGATGTGCGTCCGCATGCGGACCAGCTTGGGAATGTCCCGCTCAGCGTCGATGGCGGCCCGAGCCACCTCGTACTGGTCGACACGCTCATCAGCCGGCTGCGGCGTCGCAGGACGCACGACAACCGGCTCAGCCGTCACGTGGGCCGCCGGGTAGTCGTGAGCCTCTTCGGCCGTCACCAGCCCCTTGAGCACGTCGGGAAAGGCGTCACGCAGGGCAAAGCCACGGGCACGCAGCTGCAGCATGCGGCGCGGGTACTGGGTCCACGGGCCGGTCTTGCCCCACAAGCCCGCCTTCTTGGCGTCGGCCACCGAGAACCGCACCACGGTGGGCCGTTCGTAGCCTCGCCGTTTGGCGCTGCACGTGGCGACCATGTTGTCGCCTTCGCCGTCTATGGTCTCCGTGACCGACTCGCACACGGCCGAGGCCATGGCGACCGCCAGGGCGGCGTCACCCCAGATCGCCGGCCGACCGTTGATGCAGGCGATGTTCTGAAGCGACTGCATCGGGCTCAGCCCGATCTCGCTGCCGTGCTGAATCGCCAGCAGGCAGGACTCGGGCTTGCCCCGGAAATCCTTGGGTGCGAAGTCGCTTGCCGCCACCATCTTGGAAAAGCGGAAAGCGTCATCGAATGAAGCGAGGGCCAGCCCCCTCGCAGGCGTCGTTGTTGTGCTGAGCTCCGTGCTCATGTCGTGTCCTTTCGCGTTGCGTCCTTTGTGAAAGCCGGTGTCCCCGTCCTGGGTAGCCGGCAGCTGCGTCCTTGCGTTGCCCGGTTCCACCGGGTCTCCGTGTTCGTGGTGGTTGATCCCCTCTTGCGATGTGTTGGTGGGTCGGCCGCCCCAGCGAGGGGGCAAGATATGTGGGGGGGGGGGGGGGGGCAAATGGTGTGCCAAATCCCCCGTGATTCCGTGGCTACCTGAGCCGCTCGAGCTCTTCGGTGAACATGGCCAGCCGGCCATCGGGCGTGTCGACCAGCCAGCCGTTGCGTTCAGGGCCAACCACCGTGCCCTCCTGATAGCCACCGCCGAACGCTCGCGGGCAGCGGACGCGGTCGCCGGCCTTTGGCTTCCAGACCTGGCCGTAGAAGTCAGCCATCGCGGCTTGGGCGGCACAGGCTTCGCGGTAGTGCGGATCGGTCGTCATCGTGCGATCTCCTTTGGTTTGGGTGGCGTACTGTACGCCTGTATCCAGTTGAGTCAAGCGTCCAAAAATCAGCCAAGAAACCACTGCGTTGAAGGTCCAAGTCGTGAATGCGTGTGGCTATCGCTACCGTTAGTTGGGTCCACAGAACTGACCAGCGGCCAAGATCCTGAGCACCACCACAAGCAGCTCGATCAAAACTTGCGTGTTCATTGCACCACCCTTTTGAAGTCGTGGTCGCCATCACCGTGATGACGAGCGGCACACTAGCGTTATCGTTAGTTCACCGTCAAGGGCAGTCCGCAAAGATTTTTGGACGGCACAAACTACCGAGACTTCCGGCGTTTGCTGGTTGGCTTAGTGCCCTCGCGCTGGCCGACGCTCCGCACGGACAGCGAGCCGCGTAGAGCTCGAGCTGCTGCCGCGTCGACCAGCCAGGCCCGCTCGCCAGCCTTCCAGCCGGCAAGGTCGCCTCGCCCCAGCAGCAGCCTGATCCAGCCGACGGTGCAGCCTGCGGCCTCTGCGGCCTCGGCAACTGTCAGCCACTCTTTGTCCGGCGATGCCACAACCATGCCCCAGAATGTATCGACAGCGTTAGGTGAGTCAAACCGCCGAGGAGCCAAGTATTCGCAAGCCGCCGGCAGCACGTCCGAAACGACGCCGCAGGCGACTCGCCTTGCCCGTGGCACTCGAAAGTCTGTACAGTATGAAACAGCCCGCCAAGGGCACATTGTTCGAGCGGACGGGGTGCAGGTTGGACAACTGTACACGTACCGTAGACTAGCGTCCCTTGGCAAAAAAGGAGACGCCGAAATGACCCTGCGAGAACTGCTGCTAGACCGAGTCGCGCCGCTGAAGAATCTGTGCGACAGGACCGTGGCCATGTACGAGGCCACTCTCGACCGATTCCGCGACTTCTTGGGCCATGAGCCGACCGTCGATGACCTCGACGACCTGACTGCGGCCAAGTTCCTGCGCTGGCGTCAGACGACGCAGCATAGCAGGTGGAAGATGATTAGCCCGGCGAGCCTCGCAAAAGACTCGGCCCACCTGCGAAGCCTGTGGACTTGGCTCGCCAAAAAGCGCTGGAAGAAAGCCAACGGCGAGTTGCTCGAGTTCCCGGACTACGCCCGCCCGCGCGTCCCTAAGCCGCGCCCGTTGGCCTACACGGCCGACGAGCTCAGCGCCTTGGTGCGGGCCGCCCGGTACCGCAAGGGGACCGTAGCGGGCAAGCCAGCGGCCTGGTACTGGCTCACGAAGCTGCAGGCCATGTTCCAGACCGGGGAGCGGATCGGGGCCGTACTAGCCCTGCGGTGGCGTGAGGTAGACCTGGAGCGGTGCACCATCACCTTCTTGGCCGCCACCCGCAAGGGCCGCCAGGAGACGATTACGCGGGCGATTACGCCCGAACTGGCCCGGATGATGGCCACCCAGGCTGGGCCGCCAGACGCCCTCGTGTGGCCCTGGCTCGAGGACCGCAAGATCCTGAGCTGCTACGCCAGCCTCAAGGTTCTGTGCCGCTCGGCCGGTGTGCCGTACCACCCGTTTCACAGCATCCGCAAGGCGACGGCCTCGTACCTCAAGTTGGCGGGCAAGTCGGCCAAGAAACAGCTGGGGCACTCCTCTGAGGAAATGGCTGAGACGCACTACTACGACGAGCGAATCACCGGGGTCGAGTCGGCCCTGGACTTCCTGCCGCCGCTCGACCTAGGCGGGCCGCCCAAAAAGCCGGCCGTGTGACAGGCGTTCAGTTGCCTAGCACGACCCGTCGGCCGTAGGTTTGTCTCCCTAACAGGAGGGCGTCATGGCCTCTTTCAAAAACCCGCAAAACGGATACACGCAAAGCGTTTCGGAGATCGGTGCGTTTCTCGGATGCTTGGTGTTTGGCGTCTTCTACTTTGCCTACAAGGGTGTTTGGAAGCACGCACTGATTAGCTTTGGCGCGGCTGCCTGTACGCTGGGAGTCAGCTGGGTCATATACCCGTTCTTTGCGTACCGGTGCGTTGAGCACTCATACCTAGAGCGTGGCTGGAAACGTGTCGGTGCCGGCAAGCGTGCTGTGCAACGGGCCAGCAGCGCGTCCCCGTCGTTCACGAATCTGCCGTGACCCAGGCAAGCGGGGAGGCGTCGCGGGGGAAAGGATGACCCTACGCCGCCTCAACCCGCCGCCCGGCTCAGTCTCGGCCCTGCCAGTACGTGATTCGCTCTTCCGCACGGGCGAGCTCGCACAGGAGCCTGGCCCGCTCAGCCAGCAGCCGGATCACGTCGGCGGCCAGCGTGCCCGAGGTGCCCGTGTAGGCACCCTGAAACTTGCGGGCCCGGTGCTCCATGCGGACCAGGTCGTCCTCGGTAAGGGCAGGCCGAAGGCTATCCACCCTGCTCCTCCTGGTACAGCAGCAACGCCAGCAGGCTGTAGGACGCCAGATCCAGCAGCGTGTCCTCGACCGACTCGTGCGGCAGGTTGCCGGTCTTGTTGAACACTGCCAACCGCGTGACCTTATCGGACAGCCGCACCATCGCGCCCTGCCACGCCGGGATCCCGACAAACTCGGCACCGCGTCGGATGTTGAGCAGCGGATCGGTGCCGTCTGGGCAGCCGTATCCCGCACTCTTGGATAGGTGCAGAAGACGCAGCGTCTCCAGTAGGTCGAAGTACCGCTGCGAGACCGGGTGAACTGCATCACGCAGCAACGAGTCTCCACGCATTGGCCGACCATCGCAGCACGGCGTCGGCTCGGGGTCGCCCTGGTCGAGCTTGTAGCCGATGAGCTTCTCGTCGGCCGGGTCCGTGTTGTCGAGCCGATGCTTAACTGCCGCCCGCATCTGTCGGTTGGCGTCCTCGAGCGTCGTGGTCATTCCTTGGCCTTTCTCAGATCCCTGTCACAGAACAGCGGGTACGCCCGCGTCACCTCTTGTCGCCCGTGGTCCACGATCACCATTCCTTGGCACGGCCGCTCCGGTGAGGCGACTCGCTCAGCGTATGGCGAGTGTCCAATCACGCTTCCGTTGGCGACGTAGCGTGCACCACGCAGCCAGCCCCAGCAGTGGTAATGCCCGAAGATCGTCAGGTGAGCCTTCCGGCCTGCGTCCCATCGGGCGATCGCCTTGCTCGCCGGCAGGGCCAGGCCGTAGACCCCCCCAGCAAACCTGATTGAGTGACCGTGAGTCGTGCGTAGCAGGAACCCGTCCAGGTCGACGTAGCCCAGGTGACCTTCTGCGATCTGCCACCGCACGTTTTTGTTTGTCTCCTCGCGGGCCAACGTGAAGTACATCAGCTGCTCCCACGAGTGCTCGAGCTCAGTGGCGATCCGGTTTTTCTCCGTGGACCGCCCGTGGTTCCCGGCGTTGGTGCAGACAATCACCTCGTCAGCGTGCGTGGCCACGCTGTTGATCAGCGCCCGGAGTCGCTCGGCGATCCACCGCGTGGCGTTCATCGGCGATAACTGGGCCACCTCAACGCAGTCCGGGTGAATGTGCCCCGTAATGAAGTCGCCGCCCAGCCAGATGACCACCCGCCTGACGTCTGCCTGGTTCCGCTCGTGCTCAAGGCAGTCGAGGAACCGCTCTTCAATCTCGGCAATCCGCAGTTGACATACGTCAAGCGAGTAGTCGTTCTCGCCGTTGACCGTCTCGGGCAGCACCCGCTCTTCACAGTGGATGTCCGAAAGCATCAGGATGGCCGTGGCGTCGTGCTTGGACCTCTTCTTGTGAGCCTTGACAGTTTTGGTCAAGGCCACGGGCGTTACGCCTTGCAACGCTGTGAAACGGTCGCCCCGCTCACGCTCGCGGTCGATCTGCTCAAGGGCCGTCTTGTACTTGGACCGTAGGCCAGCCACCTCAGCCCGCAGCCGGGCGAGCTCGGCATCGGCCGTCAGTTGCTGCTGGGCCGCCGCTTGTGCAAGCACGGCATCGCTTAGGGTTTGCCTTCTCTGTCGAGCCATCCTTCGACTCCTTGGATGCCACAGACCGGTAGCGCACGCGACTGCATTTCGGCCCTTATGGCTCGTGCCATCGCCCGCTTCTGAAGTCCAGTTTTGCCGCTCTCCCAATCGACCCGCAGCTGCTCGAGCTCGGCGACCACGTCGGCCGGCAGCAGGCGATACCAGGGCAGCGATCCGTGCCGCGTGTTCGTGGCCCTGGCGAGAATGGCGGCAGAAAGTTTCTTAGTCTTTGCCACGCGGCACCTCCTTGTAGCCAAGGTTTGTCAGCGTTCTCCGCACTACCTTTGCCGCCTCGGTAACTGCCTCTTCGCTAATGCTCGGCCCGAGGCTCGCGTGCAGCAGCTCGTGCACGATCGTCTCAAGTCGGGCACCACCACGCAGCCGCTCGTCAATCAGAATCCGTGGCCGCTTGGCGTTGTCGAAGTACGTCCACCCGCACGCATCGCCCGTGAGCTTGGTGAACCGCAACAGCCACCGCTTGCCGTCGATGGTGACGTCGTGGTCCTCGGGCATCGTGCGGTCCTTTCGCCAGCACTATGGCGACGGTGTCAACCAATGCCGAGGCGTCGGCCCAGTGCGTTGAGGGACTCGGCCCTGCCCTTGCATCCGCAGTCTTTCACGCCAAGAGCCTTGCTTACACGCTCGGGCGTAATGCCGACAGCCGACAGGCCAGCGGCCACCATGTCGCCAAGGCCACGCTTTGCAGGCCGGGCTTCGGCAAACCGCAGCCGCAGCAGCTCAAGCAGCTCGTTCTTGGCGTCAGCCTCGGGCACGCCCTGGCGGTACATCTTGTCGATGTGCAGAAAGTGCTGGCCGAGTACCTTGGCGTTTGCTCGCAGAGCCGGCTCGCATAGATCCGCCGGCAACCAGTCTGGGCAGCCACCGTCCCGCACAAACCGCTGCGGCACGATCGCGGTGGTGGGCTCGCCAGCGTCCCGCATAATGGTCAACGCCGGCCACGGCTGACCGTGGTGGTTTCCCTGGGCGGCCACCAGGCGGCCGGGGTAATCGTCGACACACCACGGCCGCACAGGGATCATGTCTTCCTCAAGGAACATTCGCACCGGGCCGTCGACGTAGCGGTCGATGGTCATGCCCATCACCGGGCTGATGGCAGGCACCTCGAGCACGTCGCAGGAGCATTGCGGGTCCGCTCCGGTGTAGAGAACGGTGGCCACGTGTGGCGTCGTGAGCGTGGCCGAGACGGCCGCACACCAGACGCGGGCGATCTCGGGGCGGCCTGCGGTAGCAGTTAGGATGTTCATGCGATGCTCACGCTCGGGGTGGTCACGCAGGGGATGCCGAACTGGTCTCCGAAGCACGTGAGCGTCACTGCTCCTGTTTGCGGGCAGTACGTGCCGCTGGCATTGGGCGTGGCTGCAAATGGAATGGCGGCCGTGAAACCATCAGACGCCGCCTGTTGCGTCGCATCGCAATAAGCGCACACACCCATGTCAAAAAACCACCCGCACGGCCCGCAGGTTATCTGTGCACTCACAGTCAGATAGGAGCCGTCTGGAAGGTTTGCCTGTGCAAAACCAAGAACACCCGGTATTGGCACAGTGGCCGTGACTGTCATGCCGCAGAATGACACCGAGATAGAGACTTGAGTCGGGCACGAAGTCGCGCAGCACTTGCACGGAAGATTGCGGGTGTCGCCTCGCTGCTGCAGAAACACCTGGAGCGTGTAAGGGTCTGGCGTGTGCACGCGGATCTTGCCGGAAACGGAACGGCCGACGTAGTCACTCATGTCGACGCAGTGGCGCAGGTGAAGATGTCGTACCAGCGAATGCAGCCGCTGCCATCGTGGCCAAGGATCTGCGTGTTCGTCTTGGCAAATCCCGTGAACACTGAAAAGTCGATGCCGCCGATCTCACTGTCGCAATTGTCGCAGGCGTCCTGTGAGTCGACGGGAATCCAGTTGAACCCGTTGTGGCCAAGTGCGACCCATCGTGAACTGCAGACAGGTTGCGTCCCAAACCGAATGTATTGGTTGTAGGCAACTGCGGTTACGGCAGAAGAGATATCACCCTGGTCGCCGTTGTAGACAGTGACGACCGCAGTGGAATCAACCGGCCAGCTGCTGCCTTCGTGCTTGGCGATCAGCAGGCGCACGCCTGGTGCAGCGCCGTCAGCACTTGGCCCGCCAAGTCGCACCTTAGTTGGATCACGCTCAACGGCGCGCACGGCCCTGCCGATACGCTTGGCATCGTTCTCGTTGAAGCCGAAGGCGGCCACTGGCTACTCCGAGAAAATGACGTACCGCAACGGCAACGCTTGGCCGTACGACTTGGCTGCCAGCGTCACATTCGCCGTCAGCGGCAGCATTGCCGGCTGTCCACGACGAAGCGAAACAAACTCGTGCAGGTTCGTGCCGACGTACGCACCCAGGGCGATGTAGGCCGTGCCGCTGGTGGCAGTCGAGAGATTGCGGAACGCTGCGTAGCCAGCGGAAGTCACGTCGCCCAAGGCAATGGTTTCAACGGCCGTGCCAATCTGGACGATGCCTCCGACTGACCCTTGCGTCGACTGGTTGAACTGAGCACCGGACACGGCAAAGGACTCGTCCGCGTTGCCGTTCTTGACACGCAGCGAAAACGCAACATTGACTTCATTGGCCATGGCTACTCCTTAGATTCCGCAGTTTGCGAACAGGCTGGACATTTCAGCCAGTTTGTACGGGTAGAGCTCAAGCTCTTGCGGTGCAGTTGGCTTCTCGTCACCAGTCGGAGACGGATTGATGGTCTGGGCCTGGCCCTGGCCATTTAGCGGCACAGGCTTGCTCACAGGATTTCCGGCCTTGTCGACAATGGCTCTTCGCTGGCCGTCAATGATTTCGTTGTAGCCGGCGTCGAAGTACTTGATTTGCCAGCCGTCCGGGGCGTACAGGAACTCAACAGAGACGGACCAGACGTTATTCTTTTGGTCGTACTCTGCATTCCACCCGATCATTCGCACTTGGTACAAGCCAGCACCAAGAAACGTGTTGCTGTTGCATCGATTGGTGTACCGATTGAGTTCAGTGAAGTTAGGGCTCACGACCTGCGTGTTGGTGTAGGTCAACTTGACCATGGACGACTCTTCCTCAAGTCCGTCCACCGGGTCGCCCGCCGAGTTCTGCGCTCCATGGCCGTCGCCGGCATCGTTTTCTGCGGGTATGGCCCCAATGGTCCCCCATCCAACTGCAGGCTTAGTCACCTGCTGGCTTGTAACGGTTATTTTCTGCCACGTCTCAGGATCGGTGCCCTCCGGCTGCTCTGACCCGCCGCCTGGCTCAGCCTTGGCGTCATACCGCACCTCCATGACAACGGCTCGCTCGTTGTCTTTGAAGTACGACAGGGAACGTGACGTAACGTTGAGCGTTACTCCATTTACAACCGTCTCGTCGTCAATCTGCGGCAAAGCCGATCCGCCAAGATTGGTCCAGACTGTGGTGTCTGCCAGAATCTCGTTGAATGACGGATCTTTGGTATCCGACAGAATCAGCAGCTCTTGCGTTGCGGAAATCTGCTTCGTCCCCTTGTCCGCTTTGGACTCAGAGATTTTCAGCGACCGCAGGATGCGCGCGTCGGTCAGTGCCATGGCTACACCGTGATTGCTGCAAGGCCAAACCCACCCGAGCCAGCAAGGTTGCCGTTGAGCTCGTCCAGTTGGTCAACCATCTCGCCAGTGTTCTCGGCTGTCTCCTTCTGGGCGTCTCCCTCGAGGCGTGGATCTGCACCCCGCATGATGGAGTTACGGAAGGCTTCACCATCCGACGTGCCTACCACGATGGCTTTGAGGGCCTCTGTGCTGGCGGCCAACTGCGTCGAGATGCTTTGGCCAGCGCTTGTTCCTGCGGCAGCTCCAGCCTGCTGCATTTGTGCCGTGACGCTGGCAAACTCCTCGTCGAAGGCAGCAAACGGGCTGGTTATGTTTTGCAGCCCACTCGCAGCCAACGAATCTGCAGCGTCGCCGTAGATGGCAGCCTCAGAGAATGCAGCATCGGCGGCATCTGCCAAGAACGTGCTGCCGCGGACAGTATCTCCAAAACTGTCCCAGCCTTGCGTGAGTCCGTCCGCAACCTGCATTCCAAGCCTTAAATCTGCCGCAATGTCTGTTGCGCCAATGGTGTCAGCCAGAGAGGCAAGCGTCGACATGATGCCCTTGATCGGCACCATGATGAGATCTACCAAGCCTTTGCCTAGCATTCCCATCACGTCCATCAATACCGCAATTCCTTCTTGAACAGCGGCTAAGCCCTGCAGAAGAAATCCCATGGCAGTCATTCCAACTTGACCAAGTTTTGCCCACGCCGCAGCGCCCAGTTGCAGTACGCCATACACGAGCGTTATCGCGCCAGCAACAAACCTGATTGCGCTAGTCAGACCCGCCGCCATTGTTTGGGCGATGCTAAAGCCGCTTTCGTTCTCGGCAAAAAACTTCACGAACAGGTTGGCCACCGTGGTGATTGCCGGTGCCAGCCCTGCGAGAAACTGGTTGATGAATCCTTGAAACACCATCGACGTGCGGCCAATGGCATCGTTCATCATCTCAATGCCCTTGACCTGCGAATCGGTCAAGTTCAAGCCCAGCTGCTCACGCAACTTGGCGATGTCCGAATAGGCACCAGACGCCACGTCGGAAATCAGCCCCATGGCAGCAGCGCCTTGGCGGCCGAAGATTGACATGGCTGCGGCCGTACGCTCGGCGGCGGTAGGCAACGCCATGATGCGTTGTGCGATCAGCTCAAACTGACGCTCGGGCGACAGCCCTTGCAGATCAGCCAGCGTCAAGCCAACTCCAGCCAAGGCTTTCTGAGCGGACTTGCTTCCGTTCATGAGGTTGCCAAGGGTGCGCGTCATCGCGGTGAGCAGGCCGGACAGTTGCCCCATGCTCACACCAGCTTCGTCAGCGACCTGGCTAAGGTTCTGAAATGTCGTCATGGACATGCCAAGACGCTGAGCCGATTTTGACGCCTCGTCTAAATCGCGGGCGGCCGATCCCAACGCGGTAAAAAACGATGTGATGGATGTGACGATGGCCAGCGGTATCAGCAAAGCCTTTATCGTCACTATCAGCAGCTGGATCGACCCACGAAACAGATGGGTGGCAAGAGCACCGTTTTTGAACGACAGTGCGACTGTCCCAAGCAAGCCGCCAACGTCAGAAAACAACACGCTGCCGTCTGCAACTTGGGCGCTGAGTGCAGCCAGGCTGCCATTCATGCCACCGACAGAAGACGAAAAGCCGGTGAGCTGCTTGCCGGCCCGGCTCAGGCCAGCCGTGAGCCCGCCCGTGCTGGCGGTGATCGAGACGTTGACGCGGCCGAAGTTCTTAGCAGCCATGGCTTACGTCCTCACCTGCTGGAGGATTCGCCACATCTCGTCCTGCGACTGCGGACGCTGCTCGATCGGCATAAAGTCCCACGGCTTCAGGGCCGGCTTACCCTTGGGACGGTTCGCGTTGTACTGCTGTGCCATGAGTACCGCGTCCCTCAGCCACTCGTCACCCCACGGCATCAACGTGAACGCAGCCATCCAGCCGTACAGCTGGTCCACGCTCATCGTCTCCGCCAGGCCGCCCGGATCTTCGACGTTCCAGATGCCAAGCTGCAGGGCCAGGCGGTACAGGAAGAGGATGATCGGACGGCGCTCTAGTTTTTTGTGGCGTCCTCCAGAGCGTTGCCACCGATGCCGTTGAGCTTGAAGCCTTCGTCCACGATGGCCTGCACGATGTCCGTGTCCAGCTCGCCGAGCCACTCGGCGTCGCCTTCCTCGAACATCTTGGTGCCGTCCTCGTTGACGCACACCAGGGCCACGAACCGTGCCCGGATGTTGGTCAGGTTCACGCCGCCCACCTTGCCGCCTGTGACCATTTGCTCGAAAGCATCGCGGTCTTTGGCGGTCATCTTGGCGACGTACACGGTGCCGAGCTCGGGCACCTCTACGGGCACACGTGGCCGCACGCCACGCTTAGCCTTTATCTGCTCACGTGTCAGAGCCACAGTCCGCGCCTCCTGCTGACTAGCCGACGTTCAGGTTGCCGCTGAGCTTGATGGTCAGCGAGCCGGTCATCATGTCGTCCTTCGGGGCCGACGCCTCGAAGGCAGACGCGAAACCATAGGCCGACCACTTCGCCGTGGACGTGCCGCCGTTGGCGAAGAAGATCGTGCAGACCTGGGCGGTGCTCACGTTGGTCAAGAGGTTCACCGGGTTGAGCGACGGGTCGTGGTGGATCTCCAGCGTCAGCTCGCCCGGATCGTAGTACTCGCTGCCGATGAACTCCTTGCCGCCGCTGGTGAGCAGGTGCGATGCGTCTACCACGTCACGCGACACGCCGCCGAGCGAGACGCTGTTCACAGCGTAATGCGTCGCGGCATTTCCTACGATGTTGCCGAACGTGACGTAGGTGCCCTGTCCGATGTCTTTCGCCATGGTCTGAGCCTCCCTGCTCAGGGTTCACTGTAGGTGACTTCTACTTGCAAATCCGTGCGGTAGATGGGGAGCTGCTCCCCGCTCGCTGCCGGCTCTGTCTGGTCGTCCTCGCTCACGCAGGATGCCAGGCGGATGGCAGACGTGCTCTTGTATTGTAGGGCTGCCTTTACGGCCCGAGTGAGGTTTCGCACCTCGAGCAGGTTGTCGGAGATGCAGGAAAACGTGTACGTGGCACGAATCAAACTGCCGGCCCCGAGCATGTGCGTAAACGGCGTCTTCAGCTGCGAGTCTCGGTTGAAAACGATGCACGGGAAGGCTGTCCCCTGCGGGGCCTGCACCTGGTAGATGCGGCTGCCGGCCTGCATGGCGACCTCGGCATCGGCCGTCAGCACCTGCAGCAGGGACTCGTCGATGTGTGTGACAGTAGCCACTATTCGAACCTCTTAGCCGCACGCCGCATGGCCTCGGCTTCTGCTTTAGCCAGAGCACTGACGAGCTCGGTCTGCAGGGCATCTCGGATGCGTGGCAGCGTCTCGTCGGCCCATGCCGCAAACTTTCCAGTGCCGGCAAAGCCATTGACTTGGCGAAAGAAGATCGACCCGCCGTCTTCGCCGCCAACCAGAGACACCTTGCCCATGAGGTACTTGTATGTCTTGGCCATGGCCATCGGCACCTTGAGTGCTCTGCCATTCTTCGGCGTACGGGTCTTGACGCCGTTCTCAATCCACCAGGCGTGATAGCCAGACTTTTTGCCGTTCTGGCCGCTCTTATCACCACGCCGGAACCCCAGCACGGCGGTCTGCGTCTTGCCTTTAACCTTGGCTTCCGTAACTACGCCCACCGACCGCTTGAGGTTTCCGGTCGGCCCACGGGCAATCAGAGCTTTAACGGGCTGCACATAGGGCTTGGTGACCTTGTTGACCGAGGCCCGCAAGTACTTTCGTTGCAGCCCGATGGGCAACGCCTGGAAGCCCTGGAGGACTTCCTTGATGCCGTCGACCGACATGCCCAGCTGCACAGCCATCAGTCCACGACCTCCGTGACCAGCAGCTCGTGCTCCTCACGTCGGCCACGCTCGACAACCGAGTCAATCTCAAACGTGCGACCAACGCTCACCAGCCGCATCTTGGGCTTGAGGCCGTCCGTGTACCGCATCCGCACCCGGTGCGTTACAGTGCCCTCGTTCTGCAGGCTGGCAACACGCTCGGCACCGGACAGCGGCAGCAGTGCGATCCACCTGGTGGCGAACGTCGAATAGGTGAACGTCGGCTCGCCGATGCTGTTGACGCCCTCGGTTGGCGACTGAATCTCGGCCTTGTGATCCATGATGCCGGATTTCAGCATGGCTCACGTCCCGTAGAGCACGATGGTGTATGTGCCAGTTCCGGCTACCGTCCGGACACGGTAGCCTGACACTCCACCAGCACGATACGCGGCGGGGATGTCATTGACGCACACGTTGCCACTGCTTCGACCAGCACTTAACTCCGGGCTAGCACTGATAATGAAAAGCCCTTCGGCACCAACGCAGCGAAACGCAGCACGGTTGACAGAAGTGAACGTGACCGAGTTGCCATCAGCGTCCAAGTAAGACGAAATGCTAAGCGTTTGCTGCGAGGCCCCGACGGTGCCCGTAGCAAATGCGACCTTGCCTGCCGTATAGCTGCTGGTGTCCACCAACGAAATCTTCTTGAGCGACTGCACGCCCGTGGCGTCAGACGAGTCTGCGAAGTTCACGTCGATGGCGATGCGGCCTTCGATGCTCATGTGTACTGCTTCCACTTGAGAGGCTCGAGCAGCGCCGCCACACCCATCGGCACATTGTCGCCCACGTTCCCTACCGCTTCACGGTTGGCGTACCAGTGGCCGACCAGCATCTTGATCGCGTGTACAGCCGGCTTGGGCACGTTGGCCGCCCCGCCGTAGCCAGCCAAGTACGTGATCTGCAAGCTCTTGTCATCCACCCGCACGCTCGGCCACACGTTTAAGTACGTGGGGTAAATCAACGCCGGCACGTGGTCCCGATCCAGCCGGAACTGCTGCGTGCCAGACTGAGCCCACGTCAGCGTCTGCGTGGCACCGCCCGTGTCGACATACGAGATAGTCACCGTGGCGCTCGCGGCAGTCGCGTTCAATCGCACTGGCGGGCGCGGAAGCTCAATGCGGGTCCCGAAAAAGTCATCGAACGCCACGGTGTACGTCTTGTCGGCAAAGGTGCGGTCGCAGTAGTCCTCGCACCAGGCGGTCGCCGCGTCGATCAGCGCCCCGATGTAGTCATCGTCCTCGGTCGTATCCACAACCCGCAGGTGAGCCTTGGCGTCGGCCACGCTGACCGGACGGTCACCGGTGCCGCTGGCGGTGCTGACCACCAGGCTGCGGTACTGGCTCGCAATCGTGCCCCGGTAGAACAGGCTCATTGGGCTTTCTTTCTGCGGCCTCGAAGAGCCTTGGCGACCGGTGCTACGGCACGCTCCAGCTGCTCGGGCTGCGGGGCAGTGGCGAACTCAATGACCGGCTCACGCACAATGTCGGCCTTGCCGAAGAGCTCGAGCGAGCGGGCCACGCCCTTTGCGAAGGTGTAGACGCGGCCCGTCTTGTACGCCCCGTAGGGCCGGCGGAATCGCACTTGTGCCGTCTCAATCATTGCCACACCTTTTCCGGCGGTTTGCCGCCACGGTCCCAGAAATCACCAGGGTGCTGAACCAGCCCACGCATGTTCTGGTCGGGCCACTTGAACTGCACCTCGGCATGTCCGATGCACACCCGCGTGCAGACGCCTGCCTTCACGCCAGCCTTCTCGGCCACCTGCCAGAAGTGAATGTCGTCGTCGATCCGCTCTGGACCCCACTTGCCTTCTTTGTCGGGCTTTCCCAAAAACCACGGATGCGGCATCCGCTTGAGTGCCGCTGCCCTAATCATCGTGAATCCGAAGTGGGCCGTGTTGGCTTTGACGATGTTGTGCAGGATGAACCAGTCGCGTGGGGCCTCGGCCATCCGCTCGCCGTTGGTCGCCGCCATCGTGAACAGCGGCTCGTCAGTGCGGCGTTTCATCTGCAACGCCGCTACCACGTCGTAGTCACTGGCCGTGGCGTACTGCAGCAGGCGGGGAACCGCGTCTGCCTCAAAGATCGTGTCGTAGTCGAGGGTCAGGATCCACAGCGGTGGCTCCTTCGGATCGTCGTCAAGCTCGCCCATGTCTGTAAGAACACGTTCCAAACATTGACCCCAAAATGCCCCTTCTAAGCGTACCGGCGAGATGCCGTACGGGATGAGGCCACGAGGCCAGCAGAACATGTGATCCTGCCATCCGAGCCGAGGCACGGACATGGCACACATGACACGCACTGGCCCTGAGCCAGTGTCAAGCACGGCAGGCTTCACGCCCGCCACAGGTGACGCCGCGCCCACGGCATCCTCCTCTGGTTGGAGTAGTCGTCAATCAGCCAGTGATCACTTCGTCACGAACGTCGTGACGTTCGCGTCGGTCGCATTCACGCAGCCCTTCTCGCCCTTGCCGAGCCGGGCTGCCACCACGATCGTGTTGTTGCTGGCATTCGCAGTGGCCGACGCACTGGGCGTCACAGACACCTGCACATACCGCCGCAGATCCTTGGTCGAGAAGTTGAACCGCGTGACGTTCACCGTGGCCGTGTTGGCCACGCCAGCAAGCGTGTAGTCGGTTCCCTGCACCAGACCGCTGATCGTGGTGTAGGAGCCGTCCGTGTCGCTGTGCTGCACCGTCACCACGCTCGGGGCCGAGGTGTGGGCAATCGACCGGTAACCGACGTCGATGCTGACCTGGTCGAAGCCAAGGCAGTCGATGGCGACCGTGTGCGTGCCGTTGGAGGCAACGCCAGCGGCGGCAGACAGGCTCACAACACTCTTGCTGTTTGCAACGGGGTGCATGTCAGGGTCTCTCCTTGGAAATCAATCAGTGTGTCAGAGCCGCAGCGAGACAACGGGGCCGGCGTTTGTCGCGTCGCCGATGTCAGAGGTGACCACGTCAAACCGGACAGACGCCACGAAGTAGGTCTGATCGAACTCGATGTAGCGATCGGTCGAGGCACGCACGGCGATCTGCGACCGCAGGCCGAAGTGCGTCGACATCTTCATGTCGCCGAACATGGCAATCACCTGGTCGCTCGTCGGGGCCGTCCGCATGCTGTTGTTGAAGTAGACCGGGTAGCCTAGGAACCGACCCTCGCTGACGCCGCCAGCGATCTCGGCAGCAGAAAGACCCTTCTCGAGCATCAAGGGCAGCATGCAGGTGCTGTAGACCTGCGGGGTGACGTACCATGCCGCAGTGGGCCGGACATAGCTGGGCAGCTTGCCGACCGTCTCGACGAAGTCGTCGATGGTCAGTGCCGACAGCGAGCTCTCGCCGGAGTCGTTCTCGCCGGCCAGCGTCTCGTTCTCGAACCGCCACTGGATGCCACGAATGCCGCCGTGCGTTGAGGTGCCGTCACCAGCGAAGCCGGCGTCGTCGATCTTGCGGCTGAGGGCCAGGGCGAACTCCTGAGCCACAAGGCCAGCCAGGTCGATGACCGAGTCTTCGATCAGGCTGTTGGGCACGCGGGTCGCCACGCGGCAGTCCTTCGTGGACAGCAGCACGTTGTCGGTCGCCATGTCGCTGGCGGTCGTTTCGGTGTTGTCGTTCACGAAGTAGGCCGTGTTGCCGCCAGTCCGACGCGGGATGTAGAGCGTGTTGCTCGACATCGGGATGACGTTGGCCTGCTGGGGGATCGCCGTGTACTGGTCGACCAGACGGATCACGGTCGAGGCAAAGGTCTCGGGGATGAACACCGCACCCTTGGCGTTGTCGTTGCTCGACAGCGCCCGGCTCTCGACGTTCCGCTCGTACCACGCACGATCCTCGGTGCGGTTGAGCAGGAAACCGCGAATCCAGCGACCGCAGACCTCGGCGTCGTCAGCGGACGCGAAGCCACGGATCCGGCCGACGTGCGGCACCTTGCGGGAGACAGGAGCCTCGGCCTCGACGGCCACCGGCTTCGCGGTCGCGGCAACCTTGCCACGAAGGCTGGCGATCTTCTCGGCGATGGCGGTTTCCTGGGCGAGCCGCTGCTCGAGCTCGGCCGCCTCGGCGGTCAGCTTCTCGACGTCGGCCACCTGGCCTTCGGTGCGATCCTCGACCTTGGACAGGTCGTCGAGCATGGCAGCCACAGCGGCTGCACGGTCTTGGAGCTTGTTGAGCGAGGCGGCCATCCTTGGCACTCCCTTATCGGGTGACAGATCCGTGTCTGTCACTCACGCTAAGGCATGCAGGCCGCTAAGCCATCAAGGTTGTTTGTACGGTACAAAAGACCGACGCCACACAGTCAGCGCAGGCACGATGGCCTTTGACTTGTACTCGCACGCTTGGCACTCCAAATACCGCACCTGACGCTGTTCGTCGAGTGGGTGACTGGAGCGTGTACGGATGCGTCCCTTCCCGCATTTGGGGCAGGGATCACCGGGCTTTGCCACGCATGAAGCTCCTAGTTCAAGTCCGATGCGATGCCGTCAAGGACATCATTGAGGTCGACAATCTGCCGACGCAGGCTATCGGCCTCATCAAGAGCCTTGACCAGCTCATCGTCCAGCTCGTCGGCAGCCGATCTCTTTTTCATCGCATCCAGCCTGGCCTTGAGCTCTGCAATGCGGGCCTTGCTCGCGTCCAGTTTTTGCGTCAGTTCTGACTTCTTTGCCGACGCAGCCTTTAACTTTGATTCAGCGGCTGCAAGCTTTTGTTTTGCAGCGTCAAGCTTTGATGGTGCAGCGAGCTTGCTTTTTACTTCAGCCATCTTTTTCTGCAGCTTGGCAAGTTTGTCGTTTGCTTTCTTGACCTCTCGGTCAGCTTCTTTTTGCGTTCCTTCGATGCGGTCCAAATAGCGCTCTTTGCGCTTCACGCTCGACTTGCTTTGGTCTGGCTTGCCATCAGTCCCACCACCCGAAGGCCCGTCTGACACAGCGCCGCCTGCAGTTCCTCCGCCCGAACCACCCGAATCACCAGACCCCGGGTCGCCAGACCCGCCACCCTTGCCACACGTATTGCCTGCTGTGAATCCGCCACTGCCTGTGCCGCAGTTTCTCAGATACGACTTGAGCCGAGCCGCAGTCAGCCGAATAGCGGCATTCATTGCAAACTGACTTTGCTGCTTGCGGGCTTGCTCAGCCACGCCGTCAATCTTCTCGCACCCACATCGCTGCTCTTCCAGCCATGCCTGGTACGACCTCATGGCCACCGCAGCAGACGTAGACGGGTACGCCGGCTGCACCACTGGTCCCAGCTCAAAAAGTCCAGCGGCTTCCACGACCTCTCGGATCGCCTTGCCTGTCTCGTCCGTAGTGAACCGCTCGCCGCCGCGCTGCGAGACCGTGAACGAGAAGCTGCTGCCACGCAGATTCTTTGAACGCACGAGCGCAAGAACGTCACGCCCCGCCTGCGTGTCTGGCGGCTCCACGACGTAGCTGATGCCGCGATCATCCACGCTGATCTCGAGCGTGCCGGCAGACTCGCGGCCGAGCAGCCAGTTTGGGTCGTGGTTGAAATACGACACGATCTCGCCCTTGCCTCGCTGGCGGCTCAGGATCTTGTCGAACGCACCGGGCATAATCCGCTCGCGGAATCCCCCAAGGTCGACGCTGAGGCGGTTGTAGGGAATCGCCAGCCCGCGAATGACCTCGCGGCCGTTCGACCTCGTCTCAACGACGATCTCGTCATCAGCGTCAAAGGACACGTCACGCTTTTCAATCATGCCTTCCATGGCATTGCTCCTGTCGTCTTCGCGGTCTAGTTGTTCGACCTTCCTGGCAGACCACTGCTGCCCAGCGTCACCGGACCACAGCATCCACGCCACGAAGCCCGGCGTTTCCTCGCCTTGCTTGTTCCAGTCGGGCCGCCGGTCGGACTCGTGCCGGGCGAACCACGCATTCATCTCTCGGACGTGGTCCTCGGTGAGATCCTGGCGGGCAGCGATGATGTTGGCACGCCGGACGGTCTCGGGCTTGAGCCCGTCGCCGCTCTTGCCTTCGTTGTGCAGCCGCAGCCCGGTACGGGCCGCCTCTGCCATGCCAGCAGTTGGCTTGAGGTCAACCGCCATTTGGAATGTCCCCCTGATCGTCTGCCGGCTGATCAGCAGGAGCGACGTCGGCAGGCTGGGCTGCCGGCTGAGCGTCAGGCGCTGGCGGCGTCTCGTCCTCCGGCATCGGCCCGAGGTTCTCCTTCTGCCGCACTTCATCTGGCGTCATCCAGCCATTCCGAACGGCAACCTCGTACGCCTGGTAGCGGGTCGTGATGTCGCTACGCAGCAAGCCCTCAACCAAGAACTCAGCGTACAGCTCGTCGTCGTCGCCGATGATGTCCCGCTCGATGGCACCCTCAATCCGACGCAGCCACGGCTGGATGGTGAACTTCTCGAAGCTCACCATCTCGCTCGCAAGGTTACCCCACGTGGCCCGGCCCAACTCCTGCACCATGTGCGGCGGCATCTTCCAGATCCGGCACACGGCCAGCAGCGCCTGCATCCAGAGCTCGGCCAGTTGGCTCTCTTGGTTGGTCGCACTGACGGTATCGACCTTGAGCCCGTTGCTGAGCACCGCCACCTCGCCGGCCCGAGACGGGCCACGGTGCCGGTTGTTCCACTGCTCACGCAGCTGCTCGCGGACCTCGCGTGGCAGGGCCTGCTCGGTGTGCAGCACCACGCCCGGCTGAGCGTTGTTGCGGTAGAACGTGGCGGCGTACTGCTCGAGCGACCGGGCCAGGCTAATGGCGTCCTTGCCGAGATCCACGGGCACTGCACCGTTAATGCCGTCGAACGACAGCCACCGCACGTGCATGATCTGGTCGTCGCGGTAGACCACCTGGCGGCCAGTGCCCGGCACGCGGTACAGGTACGTCAGCGTCTTGTCGTCTTCCTGCCTCACCTCCATGCCAGACGGGTGCAGCGGGTGCAGCTCGGTCACGCTGCCGGCCGCACCGGGCACCTTGAGGTTGTAAGCCGACCCGTAGAAGCCCAGGTGCAGGCACATGCCCTCTACCCACTCGTAGCGTGTCTGCCACGAGTTTGGCCGCTTGGCCAGCACGCGGTACAGCGGCAGGTTGCGGGCCCGCTCAACCCGCTCGTCGTCGATCCGGCGGTACAGGTGCAGCGGCAGGCTGGCGACGGTCTCGGCGATCACGCGAGCACAGGCAAACCAGATGCTCGTCTTCATCGCCGTCTCAGGCGTGACTCGCACGCCCTGGTCCCCGGCGAGCATCACCAGATCGTCCCAGCGGCTCGTCCGCTCCTCGAGCCACTTGATTTCAGGGACGGCGGTCTCTGTGCTCATAGCCTCACCAGAAGGAGATTTCCGGCATCTCGGTCGGCTTCTGCTGCTCGCCCATGTGGATGCCGCATGCCATGGCCAACGCCACCGCCCCGTCAATCCGCTCGGTGCTCTTGGCCTTGGACAGCTTCACGTTACTAGAGGCGTCCATCTGCACGGCCGCGTTACCTAGTTGCCAGCCTAGCAGCCTGTTTCCCGCAAGCCGCAGTTTTCCCTCGACTAACAACGCCTCGAGACGCTTGGTCGGCGAGCTCATCGACGCGAACCCTTGCCCGAACATCACCACCGGCAAGCCCTCGCCTGCGAGCTGCTGGGCGAGCATGGTGGCGTTCCATCTGTCGATGCCCAGCCCGCGACAGCGGTGCTTCTCACAAAACGCCATGATGTCGCGCTGAATGACTCCGTAGTCGGTGCTGCGGCCGTCCGTGATTGTCAGCCACCCGTCGCGTGCCCACTGCGAGTAGGGCACCCGATCCTCTCGCTCACGCCTGGCGGCGTTCTCGCCTGGAATCCAGAAGTGGGCGCAGACATCGACGTGCCCGTCGTCGGCCGGGAACCACGCCACAAAGGCTGAGGTGTCAAACGTGCTGGCCAGGTCCAGCCCGGCCCAGAACTCCCGGCCCTCGAGCGGATCGGGCGGGCCACCCATGCACGTCTCGATCTGGTCGGGCCGCACCCACTTCACATCGGTGGTGGTAGGCACGTTGAGCCGATACCGCAGGAACGACGAGAGCTTCGTTGCCGAGTTGGCCGCCTCACGACAGTCGGCTGCGAAAGACTCCTCGCTGATCGTCTCGCCGAGGGACGGGTTGGCTTTGTGCCAGACCTTGGGCGACTGCCAGTCATCTTCCCGGTCGGCAGCGTAGATGCACCCAAAGAAGCTCGGGTCAAAGGTCGGGTCGGCGATGCACCGCTCGGCGTAGTCGTGCTGCTCCCACCACAGGTGTGACTTGTTGAACTCGCCAGCCGTCGTGATTGAGATGGGGCAGAGCGGCTGTCGTCTGGCTGCGCCGCCGTAGCGGAGTGCATCCCATAAACGCCGGTCGCCTCTTTGGGCATGCAGCTCGTCGAATAGCAGGCAATGCACATTGAGCCCCTCGGCCCGGAACGCATCCGCCGAGAGCACCCGATAGAACGAGTTGCTCGCCCGGTGAATGATGCTCTTGCGGCTGTCCACCACCTCGAGCACCTTGCTCAGCGCCGGTGAGGAGCGGACCATTGACGCCGCCTCTCGGTAGATGATCCCGGCTTGCTCGCGGTCGCTGGCCGCACCGTAGATCTCGGCCCCCGGCTCGCCATCTGCCAGGAGCACGTACAGGCTGATGCCGGCCAGCAGGGTGCTCTTGCCGTTCTTCTTTGGGATCTCGATGTACGCCTGGCGGTACTGCCGCGTGCCGTCAGGCTTTAGCCGGCCAAAGATTTCACCCAGCACGTACTTCTGCCATGGCAGGAGCGTGAACGGCTGCCCGGCCGTCTGTCCTTTCGAGTGCTTCAGCACCTTCTCAAAGAACGAGTACACCCGCTCGGCCTTGGCTTTGTCGACGCCGGGCCGACTCTCACCCGTGGGCGGTAAAGAACTCTTCGAGCTCGTCTTTTTTGACTTCGACTTGCGTGGCAAGTTTCGTCCTCGACGACGGGGTCAGACCGAAGTCAGCCTCAAGCGCATGCAGTTGGGCTGCCAACTTGTGAGCGATAGCCACCTCTGGACGTTGAGCGATGTACTTGATGTCGCCAGCGTCATTGAGGATCGGGTATGTATCGCCATCCGCCCGCAGTTTGGCACGGGTAGCAAGCCACCATTCGTAGGTGTCACAGTACCTGGCCAGAGCCTCCACATCGGCCCTAGTCATGACACGGACGCCCTGCAGGAGCGGCAGCATGACGGCCCATCTCGCTCGCGCGACCGGCCCCAAGTACTCCGGCATCTCGACCCCAGACTCAGGAGGAGTCGGCTCGCCGGTCTTAATCTTCCGTTTACCGGGATTGCCCCGGAGGATCTTTAGCTGCGTAGGAACCGCCGGCCGTCCAGTTCTGGCCATGACCTACCCCCTATCGGACTTTTGCGGGCGCTTTTACGCGGTAGTCGTACGCGGTT